CAACGCCACTGCCCCGGTCGACGCCGCCATCGAGGAGGCGCTGACGGAGGCGTTGGAGTCCCCGGTCGCGCCCAAGAAATGGGGCCGGCCCAAGAAGTCCTAACCCCCACCTGAGTCCGACGTGGCCGTTACCAAAGCTGAACTGATCGCGCTGACCCGCGAGACCATGGATGCCGTGGCGTCGGATCGGTGGTCGGATGCGACGATTGCGACCATCTTGAACAGCGTCTATGGGGATGAGTGGTCGAATATTCTGAACGCCCAGCCCTACTACACGTTCGCCAAGCGGACGGTCACGACCAACGCGGACGGGCAGATTGCCTTCTCCGCGCTGAACAGCGGTGGCGGTGATGCCCAAGAAAACTTCTATCGCGTCCTGTCCATCTCGGACGGGAACGTGCTGTACACGCAGACGCGCTTTCAGGATGTGCCGCTAGCCACGACGACCAACTATCTGCCAACCTACCCGCGCCTCTACTACACGGCCGGCCAGCGCTTGCAGATCCTGCCGGTCCAGTCGAGCCTGACACTCTACGTCTTCGTCAACTACAAGCCGACGTCGTTTAGCCAGCTCTTGGACGACGACTCGACCATCGACTTCCCGGAGGGTGGCGAGGTCATTCTGGCCAACGAGGCGGGGTCGATGCTCCTGAACAAGGGTGGCGCGGAGTCGGTGGCGGCCGAGGTCTTACGGCGTCAGGCTGCGTTCAATCGGCAGTCTATGCTCGACGACCTGCGCCGGTACACCATCAACCCGACGATGATGGCCTACCCGGATCAGAAGTATGACTGGAGTGGCGGCTGATGGCCCGCGAGCGGCTAGTCGACCAGCAGCCCCAGATGGACGGGGGGCTGAACGCCATCTCGGATGACATCTCGCTCCAGCCCAATCAGCTCCGCCTGACCGTGAACGCACGGCTGACGGACTACGGGGCCATCACCAAGCGGGGCGGGACGCAGCGGACGGCGGCCGAACTGTCAGTCGGCGATGACGTGCTGAATGGCTACAACTGGAGCAAGGACAGCGGGGCCGAGGAGATTCTTGCCGTCTGTGACGGGAGTCTCTTTACTGCGACTTACGGGTCCAGTTTCCCGTGGACCTGGACGCAACGGACGGGCGCCCTGTCGACCTCCGTCGCGCCGACCTTCGCCCAGTTCCGGGACGGGACCGGCGCCGATGTGGTGTATCTCTCGGATGGCGGGTTGCTCAATAAGTGGAATGGCTCGGCGCTGAGTGTCCTTACCAACACCGTCAGCACCTCGGTCATTCAGGTTCATAACGAGCGGCTCTGGGGCGCTGGGAACAGCAGCTTCCCGGACAGCATCTTCTACTCGGCGCTCAACAACGGCGATACGCTGGGCTACGGCGCTGGGGGTGGCGGGCAGATCGTCGTCCGCACCTTTGGCGATGAGGCGGTGGTCGGGCTGGCCTCAATCAACACCAGCCTGCTCGTCTTCCACCGGCGCGGTATCTCCCGCCTGACGGGGTTCGGGCAGGACGACATCACGGTCCAGCCGGCGGCCCTGACGGCGGACGTCGGGACCATCGCGGCCAAGAGCATCGTGGCCTCGAACAACATCGCCTATTTCATCTCCGAGCGCGGGCTCTACCGCTGTAACGAGATGGAGGTGGCGCCGGTCGGAACAGCGCAAGTTCCGGACCCGCTCCTGCCCATCATTCGCCAGCTGACCTCCACGGTGTTCGACAACATCCGCTGTGTCGTCAACCGGGCGACCAAGGAACTCTGGATCTTCATCCCCGGCTTCGGGTGCTATCAGTACCACCTGGTGCTAAACGCTTGGTCGGGGCCGTGGAATACTGGCTACCTCTCGCCGGAGACGACGGCCTTCTTTGAGGTCATCGACAACAGCGGCCTCCCCGTCATCCTGCGCGGGGATGGGAGTGGCTTTGTCTCGCTCTGCGATGCGCCGGCCGAGGCGATGGATAACGTCCAGCCGAATGGCACGGGCGGTGAGTCCTACCTCATGCAGGCGCAGATGCACCGGCTCTACTGCGGGGACGATGCAATGGCCAAGGCCCTGCGCTGGGGCTACCTGACCGCCCAGCTCAAGGGCTCACAGGACTGCTCGGTGTCGTGGACGACCGACGAGGCGTTCGGCACCTTCCAGCTCCCGCCCAGTTCGGCGGGTATCTGGTCGCTGAGTGAGACGTGGGATAGTGGGATATGGGGGGGCTCGGGGAGCCGCAACTACCGCATCCCGATGGGTGGGACGGGCTATTACGTCGATCTCTCCATCAGCGACTCTGGAACCACCCTGCCCATTTTTAGTCGCATGCAAATTGAAACCTTTGCTTTAGGACGCCGCTAATGGCTACGACCGTCGGTTCACATGCCGTCTCCACCTTCGCCACTCCCGTCAACGGCGGGGCGCTCGATGCGAACGTGGTGCGCGGCAACGATAACACCATCCGCACTGCCTACGTCGCGCATGACGACGATCCGGGCATCCACGTGCAGTCCTCGACGCTGGCCAGCCGCCCGGCGGCCGGCGAGGCGGGGCGCAAGTGGATTACCGCCGATGCCGGGACCTATAAGCTCTGGTACGATGACGGGACGACCTGGCACGAGGTCAGCAACTCGACCCTCGACATCTATGTCATTGCGGGCGAGAATCTGGTCAAGGGGGATGTGGTCAAGGTCACTGGCTTCAACACCGGGGTTGGCGCGCCAACGGTCGCCAAGGTGGCCAGCGCCTCGGATGTGGCGTTTGGCATCGTCAACGAGACCATCACCAACGGCGCGACGGGCTATATCACGAACACGGGTCTCCTCGAAGATGTCGCCACCAACAGCTTCAGCATCGGCGACATTCTGTACCCGAACACCTCGGGCGGGTTGACGGCGACCAAGCCGACCTCAGGCAACTATCAGCCGTGTGCCTTCGTCCTCCGGTCGAACCTCAATAACGGCGTCCTCTACGTCGAGTTCTCGGCCCCTCGGATCGTCGAGGCCAGCACGAATACCGCCAGCACGACTGTCCTCCGTGACGCCTCGGGGAACTTCAGCGCGGGGACCATCACCGCGAGCCTCACCGGGAACGCCACGACGGCGACGACCGCCGACAAGGTGGCAAACGCGCTGACGGCGGGCACCTTCCTGACGGCCGCTGGCACCTTTGACGGGAGCGCGGCCCGTACCTTCGCGGTCGATGCGACCAGCGCCAACACGGCCAGCAAGGTCGTGGCCCGCGATGCGAGCGGCAACTTCAGCGCCGGGACGATCACGGCGGCGCTGACGGGCAATGCCTCGACGGCAACCACGCTGGAGACGGCCCGTACAATCAACGGCGTCTCCTTCAACGGCTCGGCCAACATCACCGTGACGGCGGCGGCAGGCACCTTGACGGGTGCGACGCTGGCCTCCGGCGTGACCGCCTCCAGCTTGACCTCGGTCGGCACCCTGACGGGTCTGACGGTCAGCGGCACCTCGTCGCTCAACGGCGCAACGGTGGTCAATGATGCGGGTGCGGCGGTGGACTTTCGCGTCGAGTCGGACACGAACGCCAATATGATTTTCGTGGACGGCACCAACAATCGTGTCGGCATTGGCCACGGCGTTCCCGCCACCACCCTTGAGGTGCGTTCGGACGTTGGCAACACCACGCTCACGGCTTTGACCGCCGGCAATATACTGGTAATGGACTCCCAGACGACGGCGGCGAACATCGGCGGGGGCATCGCCTTCGGGTATCAGTTTAGCGCTGGTAATTTCTTGAGCCGCGCCGCCATCATCAAGGCTGTCAAGGAAAACGCGACCTCTGGCAACTATGACACGTCGCTGGTCTTCGCCACGACAGTCAATGCTGGCAACACCGCCGAAGAGGCTCGCATCACGTCGGCTGGCGACTTCTTGGTCGGGAAGACTTCGTCGGCTGATAATACGGCTGGTGCAGAGATGAGCGGCGACGGACGCATCGGTAGCGTCCGCTCAAGCGCTACCCCGTACTTCGCGAACCGCCTGACCAACGACGGCGACCTGTTCACCTTCCAGCAGGCGAACGTCACCGAAGGCACCATCTCCGTCAGCGGTACGACGGTGTCCTACAACGGTGGACACTTGGCGCGGTGGTCGCAGTCGGTAGACGGGACGCGCATCGACGGCCTGCTCAAAGGCACGGTGCTGTCCAACCTCGACCAGATGGCGGTCTGGATCAATCCGGAGACGGGGTTGCCCCAGCAGAACGAACAGCTCAACTGTATGAAGATTTCTGATGTCGAGGGCGACCCGAACGTGGCTGGCGTCTTTGTCAACTGGGACAACGACGACGATGTGTTCACGAACGATATGAACATCGCGATGACGGGCGATATGATCATCCGAATCGCGGCAGGGACCACCGTCCAGCGCGGGGACCTGCTGATGTCGGCCGGCGACGGGACCGCCAAGCCGCAGGGCGACGACATCCTGCGTGGCAAGACCATCGCCAAGGTGACCTCGACCCACGTCACCTGCACCTACCCCGACGGCTCGTACTGCGTGCCGTGCGTCCTGATGGCCTGCTGA